AGCGATTAGTCGATCAGCTGGTTGAGGCGTTTGATCTCAACCAGCGCCGGAAATTCGTGCTGAAGAATGCCGAAGGCGCAAAGATCGCGGATCTGTATTTCAAGCCGATCACTAGGGCCGATCGCAAGAAGGCGCAAGATCTGGCGGGCTCGGCTGAAGCATTGGATATCAGCACCCAGATGCTCTGCCAGATGGCTGAACTGGAAGATGGCAGTAAGGCCTTTGCCGCTGCTGATGCAGCCAAGCTGCAACGCAAGCTGCCTGAGAACGTGTTAAATGAGCTGGAGCTGTTCCTATTCGGCATCGCCGATGAGAAAGTCGACCTGGATGACGCAAAAAACGACTAAAGCAGGACAGCTGGACCAAGTTTGAATTCTTTCTGGCCTGCGAGTTGGGGATGACAGTCAGTAGGCTCCGCACAGAGCTTACGGATGCGGAGCTAATACACTTTGCCGCGTATTTTTCAGTGAAAGCTGAAGAGGACGAGCGTGCTGCAGAGCGTGCCAAGTTCAGACGCCATTAGACTTGACGTACTGATTGGGCCGCCGTGGCAGTCTCCAACGTTGAGATTAGGGTCAATGCGAATAACGCAGTGGCCCAGCTCAACCGGCTCAACGGAGTGGCCGGGACAACTGCTGGGACCTTCAGTAGACTGCGCTCAGCTGCTGCGGGCCTGGGAGTAGGGCTGATCGCCAAATCAGCCATTCAAGCGGCAGCATCATTTAGAGATCTGCAGACACGGCTCAAGCTAGTCACCAGTGAATATGGCGAATATGAGAAGGCACAAAAACTGGTAAATCGGGCCGCTAAAACATTTGGCCTTAGCAATCGTGAGGCAGCTGAAGGCGTCGCTGACATCTTTACGAGATTGCGACCGCTTGGCATCGAGCTGGCCGATATTGAGTCATCATTCATCGGCTTTAACACTGTTGCCAGGCTGAGCGGTGTGAGTGCGGCTGGAGCAAGCGCTGCATTTACGCAGCTGGCTCAAGCGTTGGGATCGGGTCGCTTGCAGGGCGATGAATTCCGCAGCATCGCTGAGCAAATTCCTGGCCTGCTTGGGGCAGTGTCGCTAGAGACTGGTGTAGCAGTCGGCGACCTGAAGGAATTTGCCTCAGATGGCAAACTCACCACTGATATCCTGATCAGAGCTCTTAAGCGGGTTGAGAAGGAAGGTGCAGGTAAGATTGCTGCCATCATCAAAGACTCAGATGTTCAACGTTTTAAAAACTTCCAGAATGCTTCTGATGAATTAAGCATCGCGATTGGCGACAAGTTGCTCCCAGCAGTCACACCATTGATTGACGGAGCCACAGAACTTATCAAAGTCTTTGGCAAGCTACCTGAGCCAATTCAGACCGGCACAATTGCAGTTATTGGATTAGCCGGGGCTGCTGCGATACTTGGCCCAGCGATCACGACAGTCAGCGGTGCATTGGCTGCGCTCTCTGGTGGAGCGGCGCTGAAGTCTGCCGTGACCGGATTGGCGGTCATGGGTGAGAAGGCTATGGCAGCAGCAGCTGGCAAGACGGCATTAGCAAGTGCCGTGACCGCCGCGAATGTCAAGATCACCGCATCGACCGTGGCACTTGGTGCCTTAAAGCTGGCTTTATTGGCCTTGCCGGTTGTGGCGGTTGCTACTGGTATTGCTGCGCTTGGAGTGGCATTATTTAAGGCAAATGAACGCCAAAAGAAATTCAACGAATTGGTGAAGTCTGGCGGCGAAGAAGCAGTCAAAGCGGCAGTCAAAGTAGAGCAGCTCAGAAAGACTCAGGCGCAGCAAAGAATTGATGAAGCGCCAGAGGGCGGCCGCATGGGCAAGACATCGCCTTTCATCAGGCGCATGAAGCGTGTTGTTGCGGACGCGGATGCCCGCATAGCACAGCTGAAAGGAAGGCTATCCAAGATAGGCGAGGATGGTGGTAATGGCGGTGGCAGTACCCTGCTTGACCTGGACGGGAAACGCAAGGATATGACACAACGGATGCTGGACCTGAACAACCAGTTGAGAGCTGCACAGGAAGGCGAACAAAAGCGCTTGGCAGCAACTCTGAGCCTGATGGTCAGGAAGCAAGAGATCGCTGAGAGTGAAATGCTGCCTCTTGAAAGGCAGAACGCGCTTAATGAGGCTCACTTCCGATTCAGACAAGAGATCCTCGGGATTGATCAGCAGATTGCGGATCAAGCTGCTGCTGATTTTGAAGCTCGGATGAGGCATCAAGACAAGCTGAGGGAAGCCATCGCGGCACAAAAGACCCAGTATGACGAGCTGAACGAGACATTCCGCACCGGTATCGTCGATTCGATCTTGGATGCAGTAGATGGCACCAAATCGCTTGCAGATGGCCTCGCTGGTGTTCTCAAGCAGATGGCGCGAATGATTCTTCAGCAGCAGCTGATGAATGCCTTGAGTGGATTTAATATCTTCGGTGGAGGTGGTGGTGCTGGTGGTGGTTTTGGCGTTGTACCCAAGACTTCTGGCATCAAGTTCTTTGCCAATGGTGGTCGCCCGCCTGTGGGCCGTCCATCAGTCGTTGGCGAACGTGGGCCTGAGCTTTTTGTGCCTGACCGTGCTGGCACGATCATCCCCAATCACGCGATGGGTGGGGCTAACGTGACAGTAAATGTAGATGCTTCTGGGTCATCTGTTGAGGGCGACGCTGATCAGGCATCGCAACTTGGTAGAGCGATCGGCATTGCCGTACAGCAAGAGCTGGTCAAGCAGAAGCGTCCTGGCGGTCTTCTCGCAACCTAATGGCCACATTCCCATCTATCACACCAACCTATGGGCTGCAGAAGAATAGTGCCCCGGTGGTGCGTAAAGTGCAGTTTGGTGATGGCTACGAGGCCAGGCTGACATATGGCATCAATCAAAATCCGAAGGCATACAATCTGACCTTTGAAGTATCTGAGACTGACGCTGACACGATCGAGACGTTCTTGGATGCGCGGGCAGCAGACAATGCTAGCTTTGACTTCACGCCACCTGGTGAGGGCAGCAGCTCTAAGTTTGTATGTGAGCAGTGGAGCAAATCGATCCCATATCTGAATCGCGCCACAATCAACGCAACGTTCCGTCAAGTCTTTGAACCGTAATGGCAGTAGCAGCTTGGGCCGCTAGCACCGCATTCTCTGTAGGCGACATCCGACGCGCTACGACAGAGCAGGCATCCGGTTTGTTCTTCCGGTGCACGACTGCGGGCACTTCGGCATCATCGGAGCCTAGCTGGCCGACAGACATTGGCAGCACGATCACCGATAATACCTGCGTATGGACGGCAATTGCCTCTGCGTATGAGGAACTGTCGAAGCTAAGTCCAAGCCAGATTATCGAGCTGTTTGAGGTGCATCTCGACAATACGTTGCACGGCAGCACCGACGTCTACCGCTTCCATGCTGGTGCGAACGCGGCGATAACCGGCAACGTCGTCTTTAACGGAAACACCTACACACGGATTCCGGTCAAAGCAGACGGGTTCGAATTCACGAACACTGGCACTTTGCCTCGTCCCACGCTGTCGATCAGCAATACCGATGGCACGATGACCACATTGCTGTTGCTGGTCAACGCCACTACTGCTGGCAATGATCTGGGCGGGGCTGAAGTGCGTCGCATCCGCACGCTTAAGAAATTCCTAGATGGTGAGGCAACCGCCGACCCTAATGCCAAGTTCCCTGATGAGCGGTGGTATGTCGATCGAAAGGCAAGTGAGTCGCGAGACAGTGTGACGTTTGAGCTGGCCAGCAAATTCGATCTGGCGGGCCAGAAACTGCCAAAGCGTCAGGTGATTGCAAACGTCTGCCAATGGGTCTATCGCAGCAGTGAGTGCAGCTACACGGGCAGCAATTACTTTGACGTGAATGGCAATACCGTCAGCACACTGGCAGCCGATGTCTGCGGCAAGCGGGTAGAGAGCTGCAAACTACGATTTGGCAATAATGGCCAACTGCCGTTTGGGTCATTCCCTGGAGCCGGCCTGACCAAGTGATGAAGCTAACGCCGACAATTCAGGCTGAGATTCTACAGCAAGCAAAAGACGAATTCCCGCGTGAAAGTTGCGGGCTGATTGCTGTTGTCAAAGGACGCCGGCGTTATTTTCCATGCCGCAACATTGCAGAGACACCGGATGAGCATTTTGTCTTAGACGGTTGGGGCGAGGTTGAGGATAAGGGCGAGGTGGTCGCCGTGGTGCACAGTCACCCCAAGACGAACCCGGCTCCATCTCCTGCCGACCGCGTGGCATGTGAGAAGTCGGGCCTACCGTGGTTCATCGTCAATCCCAATACTGAAGGCTGGGGCTACTGCGAGCCGGACGGTTTCGAGCTGCCATACGTAGGCCGTGAATTCGTTCACGGCATCGTGGACTGCTACAGTCTGTGCCGCGATTGGTATCACAGGGAGTGGGGGCTAGAGCTGCGCGATTACAACCGCCGGGACCAGTGGTGGGATCATGGAGAGAATCTATATCTTGAGAACTTCCAGAAAGAAGGTTTCCATCGCATTCCAGTGGAGCAACTGCAGCGTGGTGATGCATTGCTGATGCATCTGGTCTCGCCAGTGCCTAATCATGCGGCGATCTATCTGGGTGATTCTCAGATTCTGCATCATGTGCAGGGCAGGTTATCGAGTCGAGATGTCTACACCCTCGGGACCAGTTACTATGGCAAAAGCACTGCTTGCGCCTTGAGGCATGAAAGTCGTTAAGGTCTATGGCGCGTTACGCAAACGGTTAGGACGATGCCGGTTTGAATTCGATGTAGCGACACCGGCGCAGGCAATAAAGGCACTATGCGTCAACTTCCCTGGTCTAGACAAGTGGTTAATCGATAGCGAGAAGGATGGTGTAGGGTATCGCGTCGCTGTGAGCAAGACAAAAGCCACGGAAGACGACATGAGCCCGTTGATGGTACCATTCAGCGAGCGAGAGGTATTCAGCATCACGCCTGTTATTGCTGGTGCAGGTCGGGGCTTTGGACAGATTCTTGCTGGTGTTGCGCTGATTGCGGTATCGATCGCCGTACCAGCAGCCACTTTTGGACTCAAAAGCATGCTTGGTGTGGGCCTCTTTGGCGGTAGCCTGCTGGTTCAAGGTATCGGTCAGGCCATTTCACCGCAGCCTGGTTTAAATAACACGCTGGATGAATCGGTTGAACTTGAGTCATTCTCATTCTCTAATGTCGTTAACACGTCCAGGCAGGGCCTGCCGGTCCCGATAGCATATGGACGAGTATTTGTCGGGTCAGCGGTTCTTTCTAGCGGCCTTGATGTTGATCAGCTGAGAACATGACTCAAGCAAAATATATTTCTGGGTCTGGCGGTGGCGGCTGCTTCACGGGCGATACTCTCGTGTCGACGCCTGATGGTCAGGTACGTATTGACGAGCTAAAAGAAGGCAGCGAAGTAGTCAGCTTTGACGACAAGGGCAACACCTATACCGCCAAAGTGCTAAAAGTCCATGTACACGACAATGAGCAAGTCTATCGGTATGGCTTCTGGGGTGGCGAGTATCTCGACGCGACACCTAACCATTGGGTCTTAAATCAGTACAACGCTTTTGTTGCGATTGGAAGCCTTGGGTACGATGACTGCTTGATTGATGTCATGGGCCATCTCCGGCCGATGATGAGCCGGGAAGAGCTTGGAGCATTCACCGTCTACAACCTGACCGTAGAGCGGCGTCATACATTTATCGCTAATAACATCCGTGTCCACAACGCTGGATTGGGTGCTCGCATTGCCGGTGCAGGTGGAGGTGGGCGCAAGAGCGGTGGTGGCTCGCATACGCCAACAGAAGCTGACGATACGCTCCAGTCGATTCAGTTCGGCACCGTTCTTGACCTAATCAGCGAAGGCGAGATCCAAGGCCTAGAGGATGGTAACAAGAGCATCTTCCTGCAGGACACGCCGGTACAGAATGCTGACGGCACCAATAACTTCACGGACTTCAGCGTAGTTACACGCACCGGAACGCAGACGCAGACGCACATATCTGGTGATTTCGGTTCATCTCAGTCCGAAAAGGCAGTTAATGCTGAAGTCACCAACGGCAGCCCCATCACCAGGTCGATCACCGATACAGATGTCGATCGAGTGCGAGTCACCCTGACCATTCCATCACTCCGGCTGATTGAGGACGACGGCGACATCAGAGGCCACGAAGTCAGTATCAAGATCCAAGTCCAATACAACGGCGGCGGTTTTAACGACGTCATATCAGACACTATTAAGGGCAAGAGCAGCGCCAGATATCAACGTGACTATATGGTGACTCTCACTGGAGCTTTCCCAGTAGACGTCCGGATGGTGCGCGTTAGCGCCGATGAATCGAGCACACGCCGGTCCAGCTCAACGTTCTTTGCTGCCTATACCGAGATCATCGACGAGAAGTTCCGTTACCCCAACTCAGCACTGGTGGGCCTGCGGTTCGATTCACGGCAGTTCAATAGCATCCCATCGCGGAAGTACCTGATTCGAGGCATCAAGGTCAAGATCCCCAGCAATGCGACTGTGGATACCAGCACTCATCTTGGGCGGATCACATATTCTGGCGTCTGGGACGGCACATTTTCTGCGGCCACGTGGACGAATGACCCTGCGTGGTGCCTATACGACCTGCTAATCAACGACAGATATGGGGCAGGCATTCCTGAAGATACGTTGGACCGCTACGACTTCTTTGCGATCAGCCAATATTGCAATGCACTTGTCGATGATGGGAAAGGCGGTCAAGAGCCTAGGTTCAGTCTCAATCTGTTGATCAACAACCGTGATGAGGTCTACAACGTTATTCAGCAGCTAACCGCCGTATTTCGGGGAATTGCGTACTATGGCTCTGGGTCACTGGTGCTGCTGCAAGACAAGCCATCTGATGCCCAGTATCTACTGGGTCCGACCAATGTGGTCGATGGCATATTCTCATACTCAGGATCCTCCCAGAAGTCGCGCCATACCGTGGCTGTTGTAGCTTGGCAGTCGTATGACACCCGTGGTGACACCGAGTACGAATATGTAGAGGATCACGATGCGGTCGCCAAGTATGGCATCATCAAAAAAGACATCAAAGCCATCGGCTGCTATAGCCAAGGCCAGGCGCATCGAATCGGTAAATGGACGCTGCTATCTGAACAGAATCTGACTGAGACCTGCGAATTTGCAGTGGCTATCGATTCTGGGATCATTCTGCGTCCTGGCATGGTCATTGATGTTACTGACCCGTTGCGAAGTGGCACTCGGAGGAGCGGACGTGTTAGTTCAGCAACGACTACTGTTGTCACGATTGATAGTGACACCAACCTGTCGGTGGACCTTGCAGCTACACCAACGCTTTCAGTCTTGCTGCCCACAGGCTTAGTTGAGACTAAGAATATTTCCAGCATTTCTGGAGCGGACATCACTGTTGACGAAGCCTTCAGTGAAGCGCCGAATGCAGCAGCCGTTTACTTGATCGACACCACCGATATTCAAGTGCAGAAATTCCGGGTGCTGTCGGTGGGCGAAACAGGCGATGGCGTCTACGGCGTCAGTGCCATTGCCTATAACGAGTCGATCTATGCCGCCATTGAGCAGGATGTCGCGCTAACCACGCGAGATATCACAAATCTGTCTACAACGCCTGCCGCGCCAGAAAACCTGACAGGCTCTGAATTCTTATACCAAGAAGGCCAGACGGTCCACACTGGATTTGATTTCAGCTGGAGTCATGACCGCATCAACACCAATGACTTTTTGGTTAAGTACAAGTTGGACAATGACAACTTCACAACGCTGGTGTCGAGCAGCCCGTCGATCACGTTGCGGGCATTGCGTGCTGGGACGTTGAGTGTGCAAGTGCTGGCTCGAAATTATCTGGGCAAACAGAGCACCATCTCAACGGCGACATTCACACTTGTCGGCAAGACCGCAGTGCCTGCCGATGTGCAGAACCTATCGATTGAGCCGATCAGCGCCAACAGTGCGCGTTTGCGCTGGGATCAGACCGTTGATCTGGATGTGAAGGTGAATGGTCTTGTTCACGTCAAGCACAGCAATCTGACTGATGGCACGGCAACTTGGCCCAACTCTGTCGATCTGATTCCTGCTGTTGCAGGTAACTCGACTGAGGCGATTGTGCCACTGGTTGAGGGTGAAATACTTGTCAAGTTTGAGGACGAGCTAGGGAACAAGAGCACGAACGCCACCAGCGTGTTAGTGGACTTCCCAGATGCGCTTGGTGAACTCACAATCCAGACTCGCAGAGAGGATCAAGACACTCCGCCGTTCCAGGGCACGAAGACTGACTGCTTCTACAGCGACGATCTTGATGCGCTGGTGATTGACGGTGACGACAACATTGATGATGAGACAGATGTTGATGCCATCACGTCTTTTGATTTCTTAGGTGATGTCCTTAGCTCTGCCGAGTATCAGTTCAACAGCACTCTTGACTTAGGTGCCGTTTTCTCGCTTGATCTTAAGCGGCGGTTTGTCACCAGAGCTTTTTTCCCAAATGACACTGTTGATGCTCGCACAGCGAACGTTGACACCTGGAACGATTTTGATGGCACAGAGGCTGATGCTGTAAACGCCAAGCTGTACATGCGAAGGACTCAAACCGACCCCTCAGGATCTCCTACTTATTCAGACTGGAAGGAGTTTGTAGCTGGAACATTCAGGGGGCGTGGGTTCCAGTTCAAAGCAGAGCTGGAGAGCGGCGATATCGCTCAAAACATTTTGATCGACGAGCTGGGCTATCAGGCAACCTTCCAGCGCAGGGAAGAGACCGGACAGCCCACAGCATCGGGCACAAGTACCAAGTCGGTGACCTTTGCTAACGCCTTCTTTGTTGGCACCTCGGCGCTGGGCAACCTCAACAACTTCTTGCCCAGCATTGGCATCACGGTGCAGAATCTTGGAGACCGTGAGCGGGTCAATGTGAGCAGTGTGACAGGGACAGGATTTAATCTCGACGTACTAGACGTGAACGGCAACAACGTTGATCGCAACTTCACTTACACGGCCGTGGGCTTTGGAAGAGGCGTTTAAGATGGATGCAACGTTGACTGACGCGAGCTAGAACACATGGCTACCCATGACTATGTGATTGCCAATGGAACGGGCGCGGCTGTCCGTTCGGACTTAAATGATGCCCTGGCCGCAATCGTCAGCCAGAACAGCTCCAGCTCCGAGCCTGCCACCACATACGCTTATCAAATCTGGGTTGATACCACCAGTAACAAGATCAAGCTGCGGAACAGCGCAAACAACGCATGGCTTGAGGTTGGAACGACAGCGGGTGGCACGTTGTCAGTCACGGATGCGCTGATCAATGCCATCACGGTTGGCCGTGGAGCAGGTGACGTTGCGACGAACACGGTTGTTGGCAGCAATGCTTTAGATGCAAACACAACTGGCGCAAACAACGTAGCGATTGGCGATAGAGCTTTAACAACTGCCACTACAGGCGACAACAACGTTGCTGTCGGCGGTCAAGCTCTTGAAAAGAACACTACAGCTAACAACAATACAGCTGTTGGATTTGAAGCCTTAGAAGAAAACACCACAGGCACTCAAAATACCTCTGTTGGTGCAAATGCTCTTGATGACAATACAACAGCAAGTTTCAATACAGCTGTCGGTTACATTGCTTTAGGCGCTAACACTGAAGGTTCTAGCAATACAGCAGTTGGACGGAATGCTGCCAAAACGTCAACTACTGCCAGCAACATTACTGCTGTCGGCTACAACTCGCTTAACGTCAACACTGCTTCTGGAAACACTGCGGTTGGATCAAGTGCTCTCGCAGCAAACACATCAGGTGTTTCAAACGCTGGCTTTGGACATGTTGCACTTACCGCTAACACGACTGGCAACTACAATTCCGCTTTAGGTAAAAATGCGCTTACTGCAAATACAACTGGATCAAAAAATACGGGCATTGGTGAAGAAGCGTTAGAAAAAAATACCACTGCAACTGATAACACCGCAGTTGGCTATCAAGCCTTAGAGGAAAACACTACTGGTGCGCTAAACACTGCGGTTGGCGTTCGAGCGCTTGAGGAAAACACTACTGCAGACCACAACACTGCG